ACCGCACCGCTAGTTTTGCGGCTGTATAGCAAATGTTCGATTGGATACTTTCGGCAGTAAAACGCGGCATCATTTGCGATTGCTCGATCATCGAGTTGCCTTTCATTTTCCCACGTGTGCAGCAGTTTCAAAATAAAACGTTCATCGCCTAATTTCTGCGCCCCGACCAATGCGCAATGCTTTCGATCAGGTGAAATGTCCAAAGCCAGCCAGGTAAGTTTTTCAGGATCAAGATCGACGTCAGGATCGGCACATCCATCCCACGCGGCTTGACTGATTACCGATGAAATAGTTTGAACCCATCGGCAAAGCACTTCGGTCTGTACGACCTCAGGTGGGTCTTTCAAAACGCTGCGAATATTGTCGATGTGGATTGTGTGACCCAAAGCAGGATTTGCCATTGCAAAGTTTTCATCCGTCAAAGCGTCGGACGCACCTGACCACTCGAAATATCCGATGTCATCAACCACACCCGACGCAGCGGCGATTCCCCGTTCGCGTAGCAAATTTAGCACCTTGCTGTGTTGATCGCCAGCGTTCGAATATGTCATCACCATTGGATTTTTCGCAGCAAGTAATGTGTACCGCAATGATGCAAATGATTCCAGTTCGTGCATCTCACGCAATTCGTCCAGGTGTACGGTTTCAGGTTTCGAGATACCGCGAGCAGCTGAGCCGCCAGCCTTGATGATGAATCGATTGATGCCCGTTGATCCCTGGACTTCGATTTCCTCACTGCCGTGCGACCACCTGATTCGCTTTACACGTTTGGCAAGATCATCCGATAATTCAATCAGATTGACCAGCGATCTAAATTGTTCAAGCGATGTAGCCAATCGGTGAGCCGATGCCACCTGCAATGATTCATCCCAATGAAATAAGCCCATCAAGATACGTGAAAGCATCAATGTCGATTTACCGGACTGACGTGCCACGACGATGCAATTCAGTGGAGTAGCCCATCGACCATCAGGCTTTACTTTGTGGGCATTGATAGCCACGTATTTTTGCCACGGCATAAAACCATCAGGAAAGATCGTGTCAGCGAAATCGATCAATTCCTGACCCCTGGACGGCAAATCATTCAGTGGAGTATGGATTCTAGGCGTAGGGCTGCCAATCAGTAGGGCTGATGACGGCTGCAAAACCTGTTCCAGCCGATCTGAGCCTGTTTCAGCCTGATGATGACTATCTGACACCTGAACCGCCTTGATCGTGACTTATAGACACGTTTTCGGGGATATAACGTTCAGGGAGAGTCGGGGGTGTCAAAGGCTGTTCAAAAAACCGCCCACCTTTCTGTAAATTGCAATTTTGGCACAGGACTTGCAAATTTTCTTCAAGGTCTGACCCACCCAATCGCTTCGGGACGATGTGATCAATATGAAGCTTGCCTTCAGTCTCACCGCATCGTTGGCAGCAATATGAATCCCGAATCAGTATTCGTTCACGGATGCGACGCCATCCTTTGCGATCGCTGTCTTTCCACGCTTTAGACATCAGTAGTATCCATTCGCTTTGTGGAATCTCCACGCGTTACACATTGAACCATAACGAACCTTGATGTATTTAATCGTTGCATCGATCTGACGATATGCATCTAAATTCCGGTAATGCTGTGATCGCATTTGCCCTAGCCCGTAATGACTTCCATTGACTGCATAAGGATTCCACCTGGATTCTTTGTGGATGATGTTAGATAAACAAATGAATTGATCATATTGAATGATCCGTGAGTGTGTGTATAACTTATATTGATCAACGTTTGATGCTGTTGCTGTTTGCATCTGTACTGAAATCAAGCCTATGCATAGGCATAATTGTGGCAATAGCCGAATACGCCTTAGCGAGCCATCCGCTTCAGCGGCTCGCTTTAAGCGAATCCAGCGTACCGATGCAGTCAAGTACATTGCAAATATGTGGATAAGTTGAACGGGGCTTCGGCGTGTTGTCCACAAGTTATCCACAAGCATCACAATCCTTTGAATGGCGTCGAATCGTCACTTTCAGAATTTCGATTGCAACGTTTGGACGTCCATCGATGTCAAATACTTTGCCACATCCACACGTGAATTTGATTTGCGTTTTCATTGATGACCCCATCCTTTGCCTTTGAAATGGATTGGAAATGATGTCCACACCCGTTCCATCGTCATCAAGCAATATGGGCATCCAGGTGGTGTGATTTCCGAATTGAAATCGGCTTTGACGCCTTTGATGTCACTGCATACCGGACATTTGAATTCATAGATTGGCATCTTGCGCCTCGAATGATCGAATTCCCAATACACCGCAGGACAAGCACTCAACGCAATGTACGTATGGTGGCAAGTTGTCAGTGACTTTGACTATTTTGTGTTCGGTTGGTTTTTTCTCGACGCGGCAATCAAGCCTGATAGTTTCTAGCATAAACACTCCGATTCAAATTCTCGATGGGATTCAAGTCTGTTGGATTGATCCAATATGAGCCATCCCCACGCTTACGGGATGGACGACGTGCCATTCCAATGGGAATCCATCCGACAATGTAGTAATTCGGTGAATTGCCCGTGACTAGTACTGCGATGTCATCTGCTCGATCTCGATCACGCAGGATCAGACATCCAGCCTTCCAGGGTGTGTGCTTGACTTCAAGATTCCACCCGACGTCTGCCTGATTCTTGAATGTATTGACCGTCGGTTGCCATTCATCAATTTGAAAGTATTTCGCCACTGCATTTTCAGCGCCGATTGATTCAGCCATCCTTGCAATGTCTTGAAATAAATTGAGTTTCTGTACCGAATAATCCGTCAATCCAGCTGAGCCGACGGCTCGATTAAATGCGGCTTTAGCGCACATCATTTCCTCGTCGTGATTAAGTTTGATTGGAATCATTTGCAGTCCAAGCAAAACCAAAGCATCGTCAATCCTTGTGCGCCGTCATATCGACCGTATTCAAGCGGTTTCCAGGTTTCGCATTTGTCACACCAATTTATCGAAATTGGATTCTGCTCTTTCACGACTGTTCCATCGATTTGATAGGTGGTTGTCTCACCGGTATTCAATTTGATGATCTGCATTTCACCCACGGCTATACCTGTGGCTTCCATTGACCATCGGATGCCAGCACGTACCAAAGTGGTGTGCATTGCGTTGCCTTTGTTTTTTCAACGCAGAAATATCCACCCCAATCCTTGCCTGGCTTATCTTTTGCCTTTTCTTTCCAAATGCGATGACCGTGGCTGCATTTTGGTGCTTCGGCGATTAACTCGCCACCCAATTTTGATTTGATGTCATCGATGGCGCTTGACGCTGTATGGAATCCATCCTCACCGAATGGCTTTGACCAGGGATCATCCTCGACGAAAGCCTTTGGCAGTGTCTCGACCTGTTCCATTGATTCACGCGATGGCTTTGTCTCTGCACCTAGCACCACGCTTGCGCAACGTCCTATGGCACTGCTGACCGTATCCTCGATGTACCAGCGTTTCATTTGGATGTTATATGCCCCGACCATTCCGTGCGCATAATCGATCGCTGCTGGCTTCTCGTCCTCATAGTGACGATATATGCGGCACTCGATCAGAATGTATCCCTTTTCAGGATTCCAATCGATGATCGATGTTTCGATGCGGTTTGTTGGAAATGTTGCGTGTAGGCGAATGACTTTCTGATTGACCGTTTCGTACCCGTCCAGGAATGACATTTATTTGATCCCCTTACGTGCGGCGATCTTGCCCCTGACAAATCCTTCAACGCGTCCTGTTTTGTAGCCCAAAGCGTAGCCAGCCATAAATCCGACTAGGACGCCAAATAGCAGCCACATCGCTGTTTCATTGAATGTGTACATTTATTACTCCCGATGGGAGATTGTTTGGATTCTCCCTACGGATAAGATGACGCATCGGGCTGACATTTGCAAGGATTCCGCGTGGAATTCGGCGTGTCTAAGCCTTCGGGTGATCCTTTAGATGCTCGATCAGCAACGTACGAATCTCACGCACATCGGTACGGATGCCATCGGCAAATCCATTGCTAACTGGTCGTGAATTCTTTTCAGCCTTAGCCGCAAATAGGGCAGCGATGGCGGAAATAGTGGCAGCGGCGATCAGTCCGATCGCTGTGATTGCTTCGGTCATTTGGCATTGACGCCAAAATCAGAATCCTTTGGATTCAAGTATCGTAAAATGACCGGCACGATTGCTGATGCACCAGCCATCAAGATCGCTTTTGGATCAGTTACTCCAGCCATAAACACGGCTAATCCAGCGGCGATGAATGAACGCAACCAAGATGCGCCAAGTGCTTTCCATTGATTCATTTTGATTGCCCTAACTTCTCAATTAACGCAGCGGCTTTCGCTGGCGTCAAAGCGATTTCAAAGTGCATTTCATCCTTACGGGATCGAAAATCACCACCCCAAATCAAACCATATTTTTTTGCCAGCGCACGGATCATCGGCACTTTCTCATTTGGGAATGTTCCCATTTTGCCCAATGGATGTTTTGTGGCGTTCAAATCGATTGCTGTACCACTGGAATGATTGCTCAGATTCGTTGATGAACCCCTAATTTCACGGTAGCAATAGCCCCAATCATCCAGCGATCCTTCATCGATCGGCTCGATTAGTTGATGGAATTCAGCTGCAAATCCGACCAGCAATGGTGCAACGGCTTTGTTGCACGTCAGTTTGATCTTTGTGCCTGGAATTGCAAATGAATCAATGTGGATTTCGGCACGGACTTTTGATGCCGTCCAGCCGTTAGCCGATTTATTCATTGCAGCAATAAAGCCGCTTCATCGGCTGTTATGCCTAAGCGTTCAAGCACTGCAGATTTTGCCGATGCTTTGGATTCGACTTCTGCCAATTCATTCGATCGCGTGGCTTGATCGGCTTTGAATTGAGCAAATTCATCATCATTCATTTCACGATCGATGATTTCGTCGGTTTCCGTATTGTGGATTCGTATCATTGGCTTTGGCATTAGTTCACTCCGTAGATTTTGACTTGACCTGCTGTAAATGTATTTCCACCAATTAACGAAAGCGCCACGGACGTGATCGCAGTTGTGGCGTAATATCCACCGCCGCTATCCATCGCATTTCGTCGCGTATTTCCCTGATAAACCTGTTTCCAATATCCCGATGCTTGAATTGCTTTGACGTAGGTTGATTGGTCATAGTTGAAAATATCAACCATCCAAGCATTTTCGGAGTCCGTTTCTAGTGAACCACCGAAAGCAAGCAATTCATATTCTGTGGTTGAAAATGATAGTGCGCTTGCATTTCCTGAGTATTTTGTGCCTGTATATGCACACGTGTTGCTTGCATTGTTTGGTCGGATAACGAATGATGATCCGCCAGCGTTAGCGGTTGCGCCTGAGATGATAATTTTCAAATCTTTGTATCCAGTGGTCACGCTGATGTTTGTTGAACTTCCTGAAAGCGTGGTCGTTGATAGCAAAGTCATTCCACCACCACCTGCTGGAGTTGCCCACGATGGTGCAGTACCGCCACCATTTACGGTCAAAACCTGACCAGTCGTACCAATTCCCAATCGAGTAACTGCGCCTGATCCAGTGGCATAAATTACGTCGCCAGCAGTTGTCACCGTTGATTTTGGTACGGCTGCTGCCGCTAGATCGTATGCAGATTTTGTGGCTGTTGGCGTTGATGCCAATACTGATGATGTGGTCGATGTTGAATCTGAAAGTTGTACCGCACCTGATTGGCTAGTCGATGCTGACTGAATTCCGACTGTGATTGCACCTGATGTGCCGCCACCTGTAAGCGGTGATGTGGCTGTGACTCCAGTGATGTCGCCTTGATCGTTATTGATCCAGGTAAAATCCATATCGGCATTTGTAGCCTTTGAAAGAATTTGACCGGACGTGCCACCTAGCAAATCAGCCATCGATGATGCAACGGCTTGTCCAAAGACTTCAAAATCAGCAGGTAAATCCGTGACCAAATCTGTATTGGTCGGCATTTGCCAGTTGAACGGGGTGGTCGGGTTGCTCATATTTTCTCCTTATGCTACGACTAGCGCATTTTCCCACGTAAGTGTGTTTGTGATTGTGTTCCATCGTTCCGACACGCTGACTTCTTCCCATTTCAACGCCTGGATTGAATAAGCCAGTGGCGACAATAAAGCCGTCACTGAAAGTGTGTTGTATCCTGCCTGGAATTGCCAGCCTTCAACGAATCCAAGATATTGACCAGACGTCATATTTGGTGGCAAATCGGCTATACGCAATGGCATCCCCATAAATATATTAATCATCGAATCTCGATCGGAATCGTCCAATTCAGGATTGGTCAATTCATAGGTGATTGACTGCATCATCGCCTGTGGAAATGCCCTGAGTGTTAGATAAAATGCAGCCTGGCTAACTGCATCCGCGTGATCGTGCAGTGTAGTCGTGATGATTTGACCTAAGCGACCAAATACTGCCACTGATGCCAAATCCTCATCCGATGTTTCATTGCTTGAATTTGCACCGTATTTGATAGTTATGTCATTGCGGACGTCCCCTGATCGGGTTTGAATTTTGATGCCTTGCGCAAGTGCCTGAGCAGCTGAAACGTCCACATACCCATTTGTTGCAAGATATTGCGTTCGATGTGTGGAATCGGCATAAGAAATTCGACCGTATGCATCTTCATAAATATAACCAAGCCCTGATGTGGCAAGTGCTGAAACCAATGAATACACATCGATTGGATCGGCTGATCTAGCCGATAAATCATAATTGCCAGGTGTGTCAATTTCACCCAATCCGACATTTTGAGCATTTGCCCACGTTTCTGTCGCTGGAGTGTAATTACCCCACGTCAAAGCCAACGGGACTTCCGACCAGTTATTGATCAGCAAATCCGTCAATACTTCAAGAATCTGAGTTCCATCATTGTTACGTGCCAAATTTGTCAGCCAATTTGCTTTTGGTAATCGTGAAAGCGCACCCAAAGCCACAATCGATATGACCTGATTGATCGCTATTGATCCACCTGTTGTCACTTCAATGGAAACGTCAGTGACTGATCCACCCCAAATCGGCACGTACGTTCCTGTCGAATCTTTAATCGATACACCGACTGAATCATTGATATTGATCGTGACCTGCGATTGAGTCACGTTATAGATTTGGAGATTGCAATATCCTGCCTGAGCCTGTTCATAAATATTGGATCGACCACTGGTCGCCGTCAAATTCGCTAATACGTAATTTTCATACGAAACGCCATTGATGGTCAGTTGCCAAATCGGATTCCAAAGCGTCATCAGAATACCAATGCGGCTGCGCCGTTTGTGCCTCGATAGTATGAATTGTTCAAAACGTTGATGATGGATCGGGCTGTACCTTCGGGATCGATTGCGCCAGTGACGTTCAAATTGATAACGGTGCTGCTGCCTAATTTATTGTTTGGCGTAATAAATCCGCTGCTTGATGGCGTAAAGATTTCAGCACCCTTTTCACCGACCAAGTATGACGTGCCAGCCATAACCGAACCGCCAGCGGCTCTACCGCCACCAAATACGTTGTCAATGACGTTGCCAATGCCCTTAACCAATGGATTTGATGCCACGATTGAAATCAGCGATCGGATTGCCCCCACCGCTGAATTGATGATATTGACCAAGTTTGCAAATAGTCCGATGACCACTGAAATGGCTTTGCCAATGACTGTCAGTGCTGCGCCTAATACGTCACCGACTATCGGCGCAAGTGTGTTCAAAATAAATGCTGCGATGTTTTTTATCAACGTGAAAAATGGCGCTAATTTGTCGCTGTTTTTTTGAACCGCGTCAGCGATGTATCCGAAAGCCTTTTGAAGTCCAGCCAAGATCGGCTGAAATGTATCGATGATCCCTGGAATGAGAATGTCGGAAATGAATGACCACCACGCCTGAAATAGTGGAATCAAATAAGTCTCAAATACAAAAATGATGTTGTCGATGTACGGTTGCAGTTTTGTGCCTACCGTTTCGCCAAATGCGATGGCGGCTGGTATGACCTGCTCGACAATCAGCGTGACCATCGGTTGCAGCGCATCGAGTACATAAGCCCCAACGGTTTCCTTGCCTTCGTCGATGCCTTGCTTTAATCGTGCCATTTTGCCAGCGAAAGTATCTGCCTGCATTGATGCTTGACCGCCAAATGTTTCAGCAAGTGTTTTGGTCAGCGTATCCATATCCATTGTTTTGAGTTGAGCAGCTGAAAGTCCGACGCCAAGTTTTGCAAGCGCACCGGTATTTCCTTCATAGGCTTTGCCCAAAGCATTTGAAACGGCTTCAAGTGATTTGCCTGATCCTGCTGCAATATCGATCGCCAGCGATTGCGCTTGTTGCGCTGTTTTTAAATCGCCAGTGGCTCGCGTCAATCTTTCAAAACTAGGACGCAAATCTTGATCGGTCAAGCCAAATAGTAATTGTTGCTTTTGTATGTACGCCTCAGTTGCCGCAATTTGGGAATCGGTAGCGCCAGTGACATTGCGCAGGGTAGTTGCAAGTTTTGCCTGGGCTGCTTCATCCTCGATCGCAGACTTCACGCCATCGACCAGCAATTTGCCAGCGTAGGCAGCGGCAGCAACGCCAGCAGCAATGAAAGCCGCTGATGCTATCTTGCCAAATTTGGTGATTTTGTCACCGAAAGATTGAACCTCGGTCGTACCTTGCGTCAGGCTTTTTTTCAGGTTGTCAATGTCACCTAATATTGCCAGTTTTAGCGTTCTTGAACCAGTGCCAGCCATCACCACTCCTTCGCAATTCTACTGAAAGCATTTTCCCATTCATTGATGATATATGGCTGTTCGGCTCGCAGGGTTGGATAAATGAACCATCCACGTGATCCGCGACCTTCTCGACCTGACCAAACTGGAAATTGCTTGAATCTGTTTGATCCAAATTCTGATCCACCCCAAAGATCACGGGTAGTTGCACCACCCGAATACTTTTGCGCAACGTAACCGAATGAAATTTCACCGACCTTGCTTGATTTGCTGACTTTCGATCCATCGGCAATTCGACTGGCGACTTTGCTTTGTTGCAGTGTGCCAGCCTTCGATTTAATTTTGCCCTGGAGATAATCAGCCAAAGCATTTGATACGCCTTTGGCTTCCTCGATCGCTTGATCATCCATCCCTTTGAAAGCGCCGATGATTTTGCGTAAATCGGCTTTGTCATAGGCGATCGCATCCTCAGCCATTTCGTTTCTCCAAAATCTCGATTGCGGTCAAAATATCCTCGGCTTGTGTCCATTCACTCATCGGGATATGCGTAGCAATCGCCAGTTCGACAATCAGTCTGCTGAGACTGCCTGGCTTGTGCCTTTTGGGTCTAAATCTCCAAGAGTTACATCGGCGACTGTTTCAGTCCACACTTCATACGGCTTGACTGGCTGACCTGCGGCTGCTCGCTTCATAGCGTTATACGCCAGGAATAGCAGATCGCTGATGCCGATTTCATTTGCCTGTTGAATTGTTTTGCCTGTTTTGTTTTCCCATTTGCACCATTCAGGTGGTGCAGCCACGTAGGTGGCTACATCACCGGACTGATATTCGATTGTGATTGCTGTTTTCATACTCCCGATCTCCCTTGATTAATCTAGTATTGGCGTGGTCACGCAAGTAAATGAAAGTGATGCAGTTAAAGCATCAGGTGCAGTACCACCAAGTGCAGGGAATATTGGCTGAACGCTGAACGCGTATGCCACACCTGCGACGGTAAATAGGACTGCCAATGGTGTATTTGGTGATGCTGATGCAGCGTTCCAAAGTGCTTCGCACAATGAAGTTCCAGCGCCAAAATCTTGCAGCATTTCGACTGCGAAAGTACCTTGCGAATCCGTCGTGTAATACGCTTTTCCATCAAGTGTTTGGTATGTATTGATGGTTGAGTCGATTGTAAGTGTTGCTGAGGTAGCCTGAGCATCAAAGTTATCACCATCAATGGTGAATGTGATGTCTCTACCCGTGATGATAGTTGTTGCCATTTTTGCTCCTTAGTTGTTTTCCTGTGTGAAATAAGTCGAGACATTGAGATCAGCGACGAGCAGATTCGATGCACCGACTGAAACTATTGACGGTCTTTGAACGTCACCGACGACGTACCCTGAAGGCATAGCCCCCAAAATGCTGATGATTAGGGCTTCAAGTTGATCCAAAGCACCGGAATTGCTGTTATTTGCCACGGCTGCCGTGACCACAAAATTCACTTTGACCTTTGTGACCGCACCATTGATAAGTGTGCTTTCGAGCCAGGGTGAATCGGGAATGATTACGCAAGCAGGTGGGATTACTGCTTCGGGTGCTACTGGATAAACGGATGCAGCGACGCCAGCAAGTGCAGTCGCAAGTTCAGTCCGTACATCGAGCAATGATGTCACTGGCATATTGAATCCACATCGTAAAACGCTGAGATCAAGCCAATGACACGATTCTGCAATGATCGACCCATTCGATATGGAGTCGGTGCAAAATCAACGCCTTCAATCTGTCCACCTGGCGCTGTGATGCTTTGAAAAATTTCTACTGAAACAATCAGAATCGCTTTGTTGATTGCTGGCACATTTGCATAGATTTCAGCTGCTGAGCCGCCATCAAGTGTGATCGTTCCCGCTGGAATTACCGGAGTCAAAATTCGATCGGCTTCATCTACTGTTGCAGTGACCTGAAAGGGTCTGACGGAATGATCACTGACTGTATATGGTCCATCGAGTCCGTTACCTATTCCAGCGAGTACGACCTGTTGCCCCTGGACGAAATAATTTGGACGCAATGTGTCGATGTATAAAACGTCATCGGCAATGCGTGTTGAAACTACTGCGCTTTGATATTGAGTGAGCATTGGCAAGATTGTGATCTCAGCCGAATCAATAATTGAATCAAGATATTCGTCAGAAAAAAGGGATTCGGAAACACCAAGCACCTGGCGCAATTCATCTGCGGTGACAATGTTTGGCATTTCCGATCCTTTCGTCTGCTCGGCTAGTTCGGGAGTGACCTAGCCGATGATTGATTGTTTGGTTTTACTCGCGGTAAAGGAAAGCACCAGCACCAATTTTGGTGGCTGTTGCACCGTAGCCGTACATAAGAATTCCGATTGAACCATCTGAAATGATGTTTGTACGGAGTTCTAGGCGTGGAGATTCATACCAGGTGTAAGCATCACGATTGATGACGTACATTGATCCGTCTGAAACTCCTGAAAGTGCTGTATCGACCCAAAGATCGATTCCATTGACTGAACCGCGTAGTGAACGTGGCTGTGCGTTACCAGCAGCGTTCTGTGGTTGCAATGCGTTGTAGATCGGACGACCATCAACGTTAAAGGACATAATGCGCCCCCACATTTCAGGTGATACCACGATTGCATCAGCGAATTTGAAAGTGTTTGAATAAACGCTTACTGCTGCGCCTGATACCCAAGCAAGCAATTCAGCCGCTGTGATGTTTGCACCATAACCGCTTGATGTAAATGTTGCGTGTGATGTGATTTGTGCTGAGTTATACGCGTTGGTTGCACGTGCATATTGTGATGAAAGATTTGAGATTAATTCAGTGAAAAATAGTGGATCGCTGCGATCTGCTAATTCTACCGACATAACCTGGCTGCCCTTGAACGATTTGACATCCACGTTGATGAATTCAGATTCCATCACGACTGGAGTTACCGGATCGAGTTCGTCGATTTGGCTTACGTTTGGCAGTTGGGTGATTTTAGGGATTTGAAAAACAAGCCCTGCGCCTGGGAGTGTTCCATTTGAAATGGAATCGATTGATGCTCTTACATTGTCGGCAAGTCCATTTACGACCTCACGCAGTTGGCGTGTTGGGATCAGTCCTGGATTGTCTGTTGATGCTGTTGCTGCTGCGATGTACGCACGTGATGTTTCTGATCCACGGGCTGCTGCAACCTGGTGCATCAAAAATGTTTCAGGTGATACGACTGGGTTGCGTGATGCGATGAAATTGACTGGCTTTGCTGCTGCTGATGCTTGTACTGCTTCTGCCGCTTCTACCGTCTCGGCGGTAGTTGGCTCTGTGACGGTGTTTTCCACGGCGTCTCCTTCTGTTGATGGTGTGGGTGTTGCTTCCTCGACATCAGGTGATGGCTCGGAATTTTCTGGTTCGGTAGTCGCTGCGACATTTGATACACGTGCTGAATCAAATGCAGGATTATGCGTCAAAGCGACACCGACCAAATCTGCTTTATTGACGACCATTGTGCCGTCCTCGTTGTATCCGAAATCGATTGCGTTTGCTTCAACGCTGAATCCATCACGGAGTCCGTCCATTGCTTCCTGGATCGCGTCTGATCCAGCAGTGGTTTTGGAAATCTTGAACGTTGCCACGATTGATTTTCCATCAGGTGAAAGTTCCATCGCCAAAGTTTTGCCGATTGGACGTGCTGAATCGTGTTCAAGATTCAATTTCACATTTGCTGGAGTAATTGATCCTGCTTTGAATAACACTTTGCCTGTTGATGCTTTGGCAGCCGTATCAAATGCAACGATTTGTCCGGTGATGGTACGTGCCTCAGAATCAGCGGCAGTGATTGTGAATGGTGTATTTACCTTCATTTGATCATTTCCTCTGCTTGTCGGATTTCATCGATTGTGATTGCTGGATTGCCCTCGGCATCCACGATCGAATTCAGGATTTTGTAAATATTGGCACGTTCAAGATCGCTGCCGCGTAAGTAATCAGATAAATCATATTTGACCTCTTGCGTCGATGGAATGAAATCAGGCATTGAAAGTCTTTCAGTCACGCTGGTCATCAGCGGAATAAGTGAGAAATCCAGCAAGGTTTGGCGCTGTGTAGTTGCATTGCTGTACGTCATCGATGATCCAGTTTCCGCATCGACGTAATATGCAGGGATTCCGCAAGCACGTGCCACCTCGGTGGCTATGTAGGATCGAGCTGCTGCCAGTTGCAATTTTTCAGGATCGAATCCGACTGTTTCCAAAGTTACGTCAGCATTTAGAAACGCAGTGCCACGATTGCGTCGGGCTGTTGCCCACGAATCAAGTAATTTGGCAATTCTGTCAGCAGGTAAAGCCGTGCCGTTGGATTTCAACACCATTGATGGAATTGGCTCACGTGCGTACATCGCAGCGGCACGTTCAAGTTCCGCACCCGTGCGGATTGTTCGACCTGCTCGATTCAGGACGCCTTCATCATTTCCGTTGAATACGACCAGTGATCCAATACCGGAATTCGGTACTGGTGATCCATCAACCATATAATATTCAATTTCGGTGGCAAGTGAATTTGTTTGAATTGTTACGCGAGTTGGTGAAACGCGTTGCACACTGCGAACCCTGAACGTATCGGCAAAAAGTTCAGTAATCTGCCAATACCCGTATCCATATAGGAGAATGTCCTCTAGCGTCCACACATAAGTGGCTGATCCTGGTACACGTGGATCAGGTGTACGAATTACACGCGGCAGTGCTTCCTCGATTTCCATTCCAGTGGATCGGTCGATGACTTCAAGTCCTATCGATGCAATCGATGAGCAAATGATGTTTCTTGCACGTGCCGCAGTCGGGATCGACATAAATTCCTCACGCGTTGCGGTATTTGCACCGCCGAAAAATGGAGTGAGTGAATCAAGCGATGTGACCGGACCAAGTTGCGCAGATACGTCAGGTGATTGCGGCGTTGCCACCGTTTCGATCTGACGCGTTGCAAATATGTCGCGAATTCCCATTTGCAAATTTTCTCAGTGCTTTACCACTATCCCACCATAATGTCGGTTTCCGTCTCTGGGCGTGTCGCAAAGTGTGTGGCGAGCGCCGATGCCACGGCAGCGCACACCGCCGTTTGTGACGCACGGCGTCCAATGACCCATCCCCCATCGCCTCGACGTAATTGCACCGCTGAAAGCATTTGGGCAGTTAGTTCGGGTTGATTTGTATGACGCAACCTGCCGCTATTGATAGCCCCAAGCAATTCGTCACACGATTGTGGATATGACGCGTCCATATCGTAGATCGGGATTCCTGCTGGCTGTAATCGAGCCGCTACCGCACCGCTAGTTTTGCGGCTGTATAGCAAATGTTCGATTGGATACTTTCGGCAGTAAAACGCGGCATCATTTGCGATTGCTCGATCATCGAGTTGCCTTTCATTTTCCCACGTGTGCAGC